TTCGGGTACAATGGTTGCCAACGGTATTACGCTGGCCGACTTTGCCCGTGCTAACCTTGCCCTGAACAAGGCCAATGTGTCAGCTAACAACCGTGTCGCTATCGTCGATCCGTCTGCTGCTTACCTCATTGAGACTCTCTCGAACATCTCGAACGTTTCTAACAACCCGATGTTTGAAGGTATTGTGTCTTCGGGTATCGCTACTGGTATGCGCTTCGTCCGTAACATTTACGGCTTCGATGTCTATACCTCGCAGCGTGTTGCTACGATTGGTACAGAGTCTGTAAAGATTGGTGATCAGAGCGGTTCTGCGATTAGCTGCGCTGGGTTTAAGGCCAACCTGTTCTTCTCTGCTGATGCTTCGGTTGTTCCGTTCATCGGTGCTTGGAGACAGATGCCGGAAGTCGATACTGAGTACAACAAGGACTTCCAGCGTACAGAGTTTGTGACAACTGCTCGTTATGGTGTCAAGCTGTATCGTCCTGAAAACCTTGTCGTTGTTCTTTCGAACTCGGCTGTTTAATAGAGGAGGATAGAATATGGCTGATTGGACAAACTCGGACGGTCTTGAAGTCCGTTTCGTTAACCCGGAGGCTGGCCCGACTGGTGCTGGTCTTGAGGCTTGCGGCCCGCTGAAGAGCATTGCCGTTGACTTTGACTTTGCGACAGCTATCACTGCTGCTGCTGATGGTCACGAAGCCTTTATCCCGGCTGGCTCGTACATTGTCAATGCCTACCTTATCGTTACGACTGCTGCTACCTCTGCGGGTACAGCTACTTTGACGATTGGTCTGGCTCAGAAGGATGGTACGGTAATTGATGCTGACGGTATTGATGCTACAATCGCTCTTGCTGCTCTTGGCGCTGCCAAGGTGGTTCGTTGCGATGGTGCTCTTTCTGCTGGTACAGCCTCGGTTGGCTCGGCTAACGCTTACGTCTATACGACACCGACAACTGCTGGCGATGCCTTTACGGCTGGCCGTGGTAAGCTGGTGATCCAGTATATCGAAGTGTAATAACTCTGGTCTTGGGGGAGTCCTTCGGGATTCCCCCTTGACAATCTAAAAAGAAGCGATATAATAATACTATTAGTCCACACGGTTGATATAGGATAGATTAATGCCAAATGTTCAACACTCAAGTCTGACAGATCCCAATCTCCATGAACCAAAGGGGATTGCTGCTGCATCTGCTAACCAGTTGTATCTTTCTAATGGTAGTGGTTCGGGTACGTGGACTAACGCTAATAGGTTTCCCGGTACAGGTTGGGCTAAATATACAAATACGACATACGTAGGGACTACAGCCCTAGCAGTTAGTACTACTGAAGTACTTCTTCCATTTACAACTGATGATACAGTTACCCAGCTTCCAATTACTCTTACTGGTACAACTTCCAGTTTGCTAAATCTAGCTTCTGAAACACTCCAGTTTGTTGCTACTGGTGATCTTCACGCTATTACGACAACCTTTAAAGTTTATTCTGTCTCAGGTTCTCCTACATACATGAACCTTATTTTGTACGGTTCATCTGATGGTACAACTTATAATACACTGCTTGGAGATAAGACAGTACCCCTAACTAAGGGTGCTGGTCAGATTGTTGTAGAAGCTGCACTCTTCCCAGTTACTTCCAATATGGTATCTCATGGTGCTAGAATTTATGTAGTAACTAATACAGGTACAGCAAATCTCATTGACATCGGTATTATTTCAGCCCGTGTCCATAAGGCTAGATAAGAATGGCTACAATTAAAATGACATTGTTGGAGATCGTTCAGGATGTCCTGAATGATATGGACTCTGACGAAGTAAACGGAATTGCCGATACAGTAGAAGCAACCCAAATAGCTAATATCTGTAGGAGTGTTTATTATGATGTAATTACAACTGTCGATCTCCCTGAACATACAGAGTTGATGACAGTATCCGGTCTGTCTAACTCTGCTCGTCCTAACTTTATGGATGCTAATAGCGTCACTGAAATTAAGGAGTTGAGATATAATGTATCTGAGACATCTGGACAACTTGATTATAAACTCATCGATTATCTTTCACCGGATGAATTTATTCAGAGAATTGTTAAGAGGGATACCTCTTCATCCAACGTAATTATTGTTACAGATCCTACATCGGATATCTCACTTCCCATCGAAAATGACAAAATGCCAGACTTTTATACATCATTCGATGATAGGTATCTGTGCTTCGACAGTTATAAAAGTACTGTAGATACTACGCTACAGACAAGTAAGACTATGGTATTAGGGATTAAGATCCCAACATTTACTCTGACGGACTCTGCTGTCCCAGATATGGATGATACGATCTTTCCCTATTACCTTGCTGAAGTTAAGTCCCGTAGCCTTTCCCTTCTGAAGGGTGGGCCGGATATTAAAGTAGAGCAGTTTGCGAGGAAACATAGATACTTCCAGAGGAACAATCGCTGGAAGACAGGAGAACAAAGGATACTTAATGACTATGGTAGAAGACGATAGAGACCTCATCGTAGCCGAAGAAAATAAAGAGGGGACATTGATGACCATTACATCCCCAAAAAGAAAGTCAGTGTATACCATTTATAAGTCGAATGACGGCTATAGTATGTTCAAGATCAAGTCCGATAATGGTGATGTACCAAGCCATCTATCCGGTGATTATACGAATAGAAAGACTGCACTAAAAGATCTTACCTACTGGTTGACCCAAACATCAGAGAGTAAAGAAGCTAAGTGGGATAGAATGTTCGGAGAGGAAAAAGCTCCTCCTCTGAAAGTGAAGGATAAAAAGGTTGGCGCAACAGTATAGTCAGAAGGCTGTAAATACTTTCATTAAGGGGCTTTTCACTGAAGCCTCTGTTATGACGTATCCAGAGGGTACTTCATCTGACGAACTGAACTTTGACTTGCTTATTGACGGTAGCAGACGGAGAAGGAGAGGTCTTCACTACGAGGATAACTTCCAGAACAGTACCTTCTCTGTCGCTTCCGGTGATCTCATCCATGCTGAAACTTGGTCTAACGTCTCTGGTATTGGTGGTACAGAGTTCCTCGTTGTCCAGCATAACAATATGGTTTACTTTTATGACAAGTCCCTTGATACAGTTTCAGCGGGACAGAAGTCATTTAGTATCAATCTGAATAACTACTCTGCTAGTAACAGCTACTCTGTTTCATCATCTTACATTAATACAGCTTCTGTTACTGGCTATCTTATCATCGTCTCTCCTGCTATCAATCCAATCCGGGTAGAGTATATTCCAGCTAGTGATAATATAACTGTCTCTACTATTAAAGTAGAAATTAGAGACTTTGAATACCTTGGTATGTCTGCAAATATTACGACTATTGCAAGGTCGAGTAATACAGTAACTATTACTACTTCTACTCCACATTATTTCAACGCTGGTAATACAGTAACTATCGATGCTTCGTTGTACGAGTATAACGGTACATATACAATTGCAAGTGCTCCGACGAGTACGACATTTACTTATACACTTTCTGGTAGTAATCTAACTAGTACTGCTGCAACTGGTACGGCTACTAGACCGATTGAACCTGAGACTGCTCCGACAGCGGTTACTAATAACTACCTGTACGACTTATTCAATCAAGGTTGGTATTCCGATAATAACGGTCAATCTGGTAATGCTTTCGACTATTGGGACAATACTCAGTCTGACTTTCCTCCGAGAAATAAACCTTGGTGGGTAGGTAAGAATACGAGCAATGCACAGGATGTAGCCGAGTATAGAAAGATTGAGTACGGTAACACCCTTGCTCCTAACGGACATTACATTCTGGAGTTCTTCAGCCAGAATAGATCTACTGCTTCTGGTATTGCCAGTTTGACTACCGTTGTCGAGTCAGCACGGTACAACTCTGTTACTTCTTATGCTGGTAGAGTTTGGTATGCTGGTCTGGACTCTGCAAAGAATGGTGGTAAGATCTTTTACTCGAAGACTATTGAGGATAAGTCAGACTTCGGTAAGTGCTATCAGAAAGCAGACCCTACCTCTGAAGATACCCCAGGTTTGGTGGACTCAGATGGTGGGTATATTATTATTCCAGATGCTTCTAACATTCTAGCGTTGTTTCCAACAGGTTCTACTCTATATGTTATGGCTTCGAATGGTATCTGGGTTATCGGTGGTGTCGATCAGGTCTTTAAAGCTACCGAGTATTACGTTAGCAAGATCTCTAACTTCGGTATTAGCAGTAAGAGAACGCTGATTAACGTATCAGATTTCCCTGTATTCTGGGATACATCCGGTATTTACACTATCCAAGTAGACCAAGCATCAAAGCCCGTTGTTTCTTCTCTTTCAGATAGTATTAAAACATTTTATGATAACATTTCGACTGATAAGAAGAAGGAAGCCACTGCTGTCTTTGATAGGCTGAAGAAGAGAATCATTTGGATGTACTCTTCTAACTCTGAGACAGTGGCTAATAAGAAGACGAAGATACTTATTTACGATCTTACTCTTGAAGCTTTCTTCCCTTGGGAAATTGCTAACGCTACTGGTACAAGTCCATACCTCTTCTGTGGGTTCTATCTCTCTGGTCTTGGATCAGGAGATGTAGACTATAACATCCTTGCTGGAGCGGATCAGGTTATCGATAG